TAATAGGACCATATACCAAATCAGATGTTTCTTCGTCAAACGGTGCTTCGCCCTTACCATATACTTCTGAAGTAGACGGGAATATAACACGCTTACCTAATTTCTGTGCTAATTTAATTACGCGAAGATTTTCTTCAAAGTCTAATTCAAACACTCGCATTGGTTGTTCTACATATAACTTAGGTGTAGCAATGGCAACAAACGGCAATAGAACATCGCAATCTTCAATTAGCCCGTCAATGATTCCATGATCTTCCATAATGTTTAGTTGATGGAATTCAAAGCGATTATCTTGCGGTAACATATCGGTACGTGTTTTATATTTGTCAACACCTACAATTTTCACATCACTAAAACGAGCATCCGCTAAAATGGAATTGCTTAAGTGATAACCGATAAATCCATCGGATCCTAAAATTAAAATTTTCATCATAACCTTTCAAGTCTTAATTTTTTTTCATTAGAAACAATCTCATTAATCATTTTGCTCACGGTGTCTTCACCATGCGAGGACATAATAATTTTTTGTTTGTCTCTTTTACTTTTCATTGTCATACTGTTCATAGCTTTTGTAATAATAAACTCGCCAGTATATAACTCTGTTTCTATTTGTATTTTCAATTTTCTTTGAAATTGCTTTGATGTATTTACTGTAGAAACATCATCTATAATATATTCACCGTATTCATTATGATATATTTCAACATTTTTATTTTTTAGATATGAGTCTAAAGACGCAATGTGGTAAAGATATTCAGAAACATTATCTTGTTCAATACCCCAATTATAATTGCATTTTATAATTTTGTCAACATCTAAACCAGATGTTAATTGGTCAAAAATTATAGAATATCTATGTTGCGATAAAATATGTGTTGGTATGCCTTTAACAATAACAGATGCTTCTTGTTTTTCGGCACTATTAGAAAATCCTTTTTCCACATATATCTTACTAGGTCGCAACTCTAAACAATCTTTAAGATCACTTAGATGTTTGTCTGTTGCAGATGCGATGTAGACAGGAAATCCCCGATAAGAGGACTTTTTAATGTCCTCTCGGGAATATGTATTCTCTGATTTTTTACTACCAACATAAATGGGTGTAATTCTATGTCTCAATAATTTAGAGCCTAAAACTCCTGCCCATTTACCGGTGCCATATATTATTGCATGCAGAGTATTTCTCCTCGATGACCTCTGCTTACCAATTTAGCTTTAATGTCATCAAATACGTTCCACGCTACAACCAAAACAAGCGCATCCTTATCCAAATCCTCTGGACTAGTAATTAACTTATCCGTTCCCGGGAAATAATAGCCTTGTTTTAATTCATTGTCGTCAACTACACCTGTTAGTTTCGAATTGACTAGGTGTAGCGTGTATAATGATGTTACTGCTTTTGCAGCTGCACCGTAAGCAACAAATGGTCTATCATTTAATAAAGCTTTCATTCGATCTTCACGATCAGAAATATATTGCTCTACATCCTTTTTAGTTTGTTCCCAATCAACATTAGGTTTTTCAACATTAGATAAACCGACTAATTTTCTAGCATAAATTCTAAAACTAATGCCGTGTGTGTTAACTTCGATGTGTTTTTCTACGATTAATCCAGCTCGTTCTAAAAGTTTCGAGAATGAGTAGGGTGAATAGTAATCGATGTGTTCGTGATAAACATTGTCTAAGAACTTGCCGCTTAGAATACCCGACTGGTCACCACACTCTACAACTAATACACCACCTGGTCGTAAAGCATTTGAAATAGCTTTAACAACATCTAGTGTGTCCGGAATATGTGCAAGAACATTATTTGCTAAGATAAAATCGAAGTTGTTTTCCCATGCTTGTTTTTTAACTAAAGATGTAGTAAAGAAATCTGTAATTACAGGAATATTTTTACTAGTATGTTCTTCAATTAAGAATTCAGATGGTTCAACGCCAACAACTTCCATGCCATATTTATCTTTAAATTGTTGTAACAAATAGCCATCATTGCTACCAATCTCAAGAACTTTACTTGCACTGCCGGCGCCATACCTTGTACAAACATTTTCAGCATAGCTTTCAAAGTGTTTTCTAAATGAGGCTGATACTCCAGATTTATACTTGTATGTTGAAAATACATGATCAGGGTCTGGAGCAGATGCTAATTGCATATGACCACAATCAGAACAACGATTTAGTTCTAAAGGGTGTCTATAAAAGTCTGGTTCTGAAAAAAGAGCATTGGCTACCGGAGAATTCGGTAATGCTAACCAATGCTTTAGATCACTACTGCCGCAACAACGGCAAACATCATACTTCAACATACTGTTCATGCAACGGTGCAATTTTTACAATATCCTCATCGTATGAGGTTGCATCTCGTTTGTGTTCTGAGATAACTACCATGATAGAATCAGTTTCAAATACCATCTCATGGTCAATCATAGGACCTGTCTTAAACATATCCCCTTTGCTATAATGCTCACGATGGATTTTTGTCTCGCCATGATTGCGCCAATAGAACATCATATCGCCTGTTACTAGATAGCAGGTGTGTGTGTCTGTTTTATGATAGTGATTTGCACGGAGTGCGCCTGGCTTAGACCAAATCATTTGTACATTAGCGTCGCCGTGTGTAAGTGGAAGGATTGTGCCTCGGCCGTCTGTAAAGCCTTGTTCAACCGGTACTCGATGTGTTTCTGTCATAATTGCCTTTCAATTAAATTCATACCAATATGGTATAGTTCTTTTTTTCCAATTCGCTAAATGCTTTTTAGCACCTACATAATAATTTATATACGATTGTATTGAGTTATTTTTAACTCTATATTCTTCTGGCATTGCAGGTGTAGGTTCAGTAAATCCTACACCTTTAGGTATATGTGTTGGGGGCGTGGACAATGCGTCAATTAATCGCGCAGTAGCGTGTATTCTACCATAACGATAAGTATATTCGTCTAATACTGCTATGAATAGTTTATACAACCATTCATAATTTTCATAAGAATGTCTCACCCAAATTGCTGATGGATGGTTGATATGAGTAGCCCGATAAAGCACAGCATCGCGGCTATCAGAGAGTATATACGAGGTTCGTTGTCTGCCAGTTGCAGATCCCCTATCAATATTAGGGAAACCATCAATAAACCTGTGAGCAGTAGAAAGTAATTGAGCATATTCGAGAATCATTTTTACAACGTGTTTGTCGTTGTGTAGTTCGGCACAAATTGTTGGATCATTATGTAGATAAAATATATTCATAAAGTTTCTATAGATTTCAATATATCCGCAATGATTTGTCTAGACTTAGTTGAAAGTAAACTAGAGGATTTTGCTTCAACCAAAGCCTTGATAACAGTCACAGGATCATATGATTCTAAATTTTTATCAGTGACTTTTTCAGGAAGATTACCAAAAACATTTAAAGCAATAACTGTCAAAAGAATCTCATCCTCAGTATAGAGGGGTATTTTATACCCGTTAAATAAAGTTCGTCTCTCTGGAAATCTGTAAATCTTTGCGATCATTTAAATCACCTCTGTTTTTTATTTATGCTTATTTTACAGATTTACTTGCCTCTGCTGTACTTTTATCTTCACGTAATTCAATAAATCTAGGTAAGAACAAACTCTCACTTTCACCAGATCTTTCTTTAATGCGTGCATTATAACGTACAGTAATAATTTTTCCTATTACTTTTTTGTCAAACTCTGCTCGTTGTTCATCCGAATAACCAGATCCAACATTAACACGAATAACACCGTCACTTGTTTCACATACTAGTGCGCCCAAGCGACCTTTGTTTTTACCTGTGCCTTCTTCCCAGTCTACCACCATTAGATCACATTCAAGTTCTCCCTTGAACTTAATTTGATCTTTAGATCTGCGATCTTCCCAAATACCTGTTTTGGATTTTAGAATAGTACCTTCTTGACCTTCTGCTAGGAACTTCTCAAAGATTTTTTGTGCTTCATATAAATTGTCTACTTGCTTAGTCCACACCAAATCCACATAATGTCTAAATTGGTCAAAATTAGATTTAACGTGTGAAATGCAATTATTGAGTTTACCCAATCTAACATTGTATGGCTCTTTATCAATACCTTGTTTAAATGAAGCATAAGGAATAGCATCCCATAATGTAGCTCGTACATTTTCTGCTTCAGTCTGACTCATTGTACCTTTAATTGCTTTAGATAAAATGCCATTACCTGTTTGACGATTAACTGGCTTGCCTGCATAATCTGCAACTAACAATTCACCGTCGAACACCATGTCGTCTTTATAGAATTCCGCCATCTTAATAAATGGTATCGGGAATGATGGATTAGGAATAGTTAATTCTTTACCATTGCGTGATCTAAACTCTACTACACCGCCTTTGACGATTGCGTTGAATCGCATTCCATCGAGTTTAAGTTGACAAAGCGCAGGGAGCGGGATTTTGTCGACGAGCTTTTGGTCGTATCCAGAAGCCAACATAACCGGGTATGTCGAGATAATACCGGGCCAAATTTTATTGGCTGTGGCTTCGGAGACTCCGCAACGGAGGTCTTTTGCAATAACACGCTCAATGATTTTTGCATTTTCTTTACTCAAGTTAGATAGAACATTACGTAGATGTGAAATAGCATTATTGCCTGTTACTGTTCGACTAGACAGTAGTGATAAATCATCTAATGCCTGTTCCAAAGTTTTGCTCTCTGGAACAAAATCGTAACTTGGAATTTTTCTAATATAGAATTGAATGAACGGATCAAGTGCAAGATAGAAAACGCGTTTAAGCGTTTCGTTATTTTTGTTCTTGACAAGAATTGCTTCTTTAGCTAGACGGGAATTGTCATTTGATAATTGTTCAAATATATTATAGATCATACTCATTTTTTCTCCTTAACAATACTATTATAACACCTTACTAAAAAGGTGTCAAGCATTATATGGGATAAATGGATTAAATTGTGGATTAATTGAAAAAGAAACCTTATATTTTGGTTCATTAGCAATCAACGTCTTTTTAATCTCTTCGATTTTCTCCAAACTAGCATAAACGCCTACAATATTTTTTCGTTTTACACGATTAATATTATCTAAATACTTAGCTTCGAGAATAAATTGGTTGAACATATTAAGCAGTTTCTTTAGCCATTGTAGTGGTGTTAGTAATAGCTTGATACATTGATTCAAACTCTTCGTGTTCCTCTAGCTCAAGACTAAAGTTTTGTTTGTGATAAACTCGCGCCATACGACGGAATGTCTTTTTAGACAATAGTTGTTTCTCACAAATTTCATTGATAGCTTCTCGAATAAATTCGCGTTCACCTTCGATGCGAGTCATCGATGAACTAACTTCTTTCATGCAATCTAAAATTGCTTTACGATCAGCTGGGCTGGATGGGATTGTCATAATTAAATTTTCCTTTCAATATCATCTTCAATACAATTATCGCCATACTGGATTTCGATAATTTTCAATGGGCTACTAGCTTCATTACAAAGCTGATGCCACTCTGTTTTGCTAATATGTAGACTTTCAAATTTTTGGTAAGTTCCTACTAGCTCAACGTCTTTGCTACGCTTTAAACTATAAACCGAAGCTGTTCCCTCTGCAACGAACCAATGTTCTGCTCGATCTTTATGTCGTTGCATGCTTAAACATTTACCAGGATCAACAGTAAGTTCTTTTAACTTAACTTCTTGACCTTGTTCGTGTAGTACTCGATAATAACCCCAAACTCTATCTGTTTTCGGGGACTTCCATTCTTGAAGAATCCAAGAGCTAGAATTCATTTTGTTTTCGCCACCTACACCAAATAAAAATTCTAGATTTTTATCTTGAATATTCATTTCTGGAATATTTTCTTTTGTACGGTCTCCACCATTAGCAAAAATAATTTTATCGTTAGGATATAACATTCTAACATTTCTAATGGCTTCTTTTGCACTACCATCGTCATCATTAAATAGAATGCATTTGTCAACCATTGCTAAATTTTGAACGATTGATGTTCTTTCAGTAATAGGCATAAACGGTGTGCCTTTTTTACGCTTTAACCAACTGTCAGAGTTTACACCCACAACTAACAAATCACCTAATTTTTTAGCTGCTTTAAAATATTCGATATGCCCAGAATGAATTGGATCGAATCCCCCTGTTACTAAAACTATTGTTTTCATTAGCGCCTCATGCTTGAAATAGATTTTGCTTCGTCATCACTAAAGATGGGTACAGCATTACTTTTGTGCATAGTACCAATACCGATAATGTTAGTACCAGTATACCGAGGAATATCCTTGGTATGAAGTGCACCACTATGACCGGTGTCCAAACTCTTAATGTGATTGCTTGTTTGTCTGCCTGCAGGAGCAGATAAAGTATATGATAAAGACTCGAATGTCTTTTCTACTTTTTTCTTTTGAATTGCTTGCCCGTGTTGAGCAAGTACTTGTTGCCAGCTGTCGTCAAGATCACGAGCACGCTTTGCCTCTTCAGCAGAGCGGTACTTGTGTTTGCCTTTTTTCTTACCGGTTGTAGATAACCAGGGCCCAACAATATGCATTGTCATAAAAACTCCATTACGAATAATTAATTATAACATCTTTAGACGATGTTGTCAAGTCTTATCAAAAGCCCTAAATTTATGTTCAAGAAACATTCTACTATCGTGATTTGGATCGTCGGGGATTGTTCCTTGATCTGACCATTGTTCTTTTGGCACAGAAACTGGTTTTTCTTTGAACCAGGTCAGGATGCGTTCAAAGAATCCATCTTTTTTACCTTCGGTTCCCCCAACGGAGGAATAATTGGTTTATTGGGTAGTAAACCAGGAAACGCTTCTCGTATCAAATCTTCTTTTAATGATTTGTATTTAGTTTGTAGCTTTCTGTCTTTAGCTAGACATACTGCTTCAGCTTCCGTCCAATGAATACCTTCGAGCAATTGAATAAACAACTGTTCTTTTCTGCCCCTAGTCAAATTAATATCATCTTGTAACCAAATATAGAAACGTCTAAATTCTACAAAAAGATTTGACTCAGAATATCCTGCTGGTATAGCTGTATCCTTTTTGTAAGGAGGTTCACCTTCGGGCAAATTCATTTTAACATTTGGATCAAAATTAATTTGCAACATTCCTTTTAGGATAGGATGGTCATATGCTCTTAG